TCACTTTAGGCACTGCTCACGAACGTACTCCTGTAGGCCATTAAGCTGGCTGGTCACTGTTTCGATTCGCTCGCGGAGGGTGAAATAATCCCGTTGAGCGGCGTCAGTAAGTCGGGGACCGGTGCCATCATCCAGGCCGGCGGCGCCGGTGGCGGCGTTCTTTTCGCAGGTTGCGTTGAGGCGCAGCCGCTTATTGCCAGCAGCAACATCACGTTCAAGCTGATCAATCTTACCCTGAGCATCTGCCAGTTCTCCAGAATATTTCTCATCGAGTGCCACGACGTCCCGCTGACGGCGTTGCATATCAGAAATCTCATCTTTAGCCAGATTTAATTCACCATTAACCTGCGTTAAAGATGCCTCTGTTTTTGTGAGTTCTGTCCGGTAATAGAACGCCACTGAGATCAGCACCAGAAACAGTAAAGGTTTCCACCATGCTTTGACAAAAACCCATAGCGCCGCCATCAGAGCACCTTGCATGCCGCGTTAAACCGCGCCCGCCGGTCGTCGATACCGTTCTGGCCGCCGTTAATGATCTGCGTTACGCGGGTAACATCGCCCGGGTAGTTAAGGCATCCCTTACTCACGAAAAACCAGGCAGCGCTGCGCGCGGCGTAATCGTCCTGCGCCAGCAGTTCAGGCTGAGACACCAGGTCGACTTTGAGGCCGTTGCCGCAGTCGCGGTAATTGGTCAGCCCGGTGATTTGGATCAGGCCGCGCCCGCGGTAATTCCAGCCATCGCCGGGACCGTTATTCCCCATGCGCTTGCTGTATACCAGATTTGCGATTGCGCGCTGGCGCTCCAGCGGCAGAGACTTCTCGTAAGGCTTGCGCCCGAGCGCGTTGATCTGATCCACCGACAGGCGACTGGAGAAGGTGATCCGCAATCCAGCAACGCTGTAGTTGAAGCTTTCCACCAGCGAAGTGAAGCCAGCCGACTCATGACCTACCTGCGCAATGAACATCGCCTGATCGACTGTCTTTTTAATGCCAAATTCAGCCATTGCTGCAACGATGTGCGGTTGCCAGCGCGCGGACAACTCAGGGGAAATACCAGCAGCTTTCTGGAACGTTTTAATGTCCATGTTGGGACCTCGATATTTTGAAGATCTGAACTACATTGCCTTTCGTCTTTATCAGCGCAGCCAGAAACACCGCTTTAATAATTACGTCAGACCAGTCAGGGAGGATGTAATAGCCGTAGAACGTGCGCACAGGAACGCTGGCGGCCACAACGATTACGATGTAAGCCAGCCAGCCACCCCACCAGCGATGGCGGGCACCTTCTCGGCGGAAAAGCAGGACGCGGATGGCGATCCCCGCGCAGATGGTGGCATTAAGCAGGAGCAGCATTTCAGGGCTGGTCATCGTCTTTTCTCCCCGGGATCAGGTCGCGTGGATTTTCAGAACGGTGATAGAGCCAGATGCCAATGCGTACAGCCACAATGGACGAGACGAAAGCGCCAGCGGCGAACACTATCCCTTTTTCGAAGGAGTCCTGCGTAATCGTCGGAATAAGGCTGGCTATGCCAATGAGGATGGCCGCTGTTGCTTTGTAAAATAGAAGGCCGCAGAGGAAGCTGAGAACAGCCAGCAGTACCCGCCTTTTTATAGGGTACTCAACCGCCGATGTAACAAATATTACCGCGCCTGCCAGCGCGCCCAATGCCACCTCCGGAGGCACTCCGGCCAACACGGAAGCCAGCGCACCAATGCTAAGAGACTGATTTAGCGTGTCTGCTGTCATCGTGGTTGACATTGGAACCACCGTTTAATGTGCATAAGAACCCCCTTAGTTGGTGAGTCCATGATACACAATAAACCACATACGGATAATATTACCTAAGATTGCTCTTAACGAAATTACCTTAAAGGTGATAAAGTATTATTTTCGTTTTTATGGATGAAAAAGTGCTTAAGTTATTTTCTAAATACATGACGATAGGTGTGTTAAACACCTTAATACATTGGGTGGTGTTCGCTGCCTGCTTCTATGCGCTAGGCACAAGCCAGGCTCTGGCGAACTTCAGCGGCTTCGTTGTCGCGGTCAGTTTCAGTTTCTTCGCTAATGCTCGATTCACCTTCAACAGCTCTACCACGACGACGCGCTACATGCTTTACGTGGGGTTCATGGGCTCGCTCAGCGCGACTGTCGGATGGGCTGCTGACAAATGCTCTCTCCCGCCAGTGATGACACTGATCGTGTTTTCGGCTATCAGCCTAGTGTGCGGGTTTATCTATTCGAAATACATCGTCTTCAGGGAAGCAAAATGAAGATTTCACTTGTCGTGCCTGTCTTCAATGAAGAAGACACTATCCCTATTTTCTATAAAACCGTCAGAGAATATGAGCCGCTTAAATCGTTTGAGGTGGAAATCGTGTTCATCAATGACGGCAGCAAAGACGCTACAGAGTCCATTATCAACGCTCTGGCCGTTTCAGATCAGCTTGTCGTGCCGTTATCTTTCACTCGCAATTTTGGTAAAGAGCCAGCGCTATTTGCGGGACTGGACCACGCCACCGGCGCCGCAGTGATTCCAATCGACGTCGATTTACAGGACCCCATTGAAATCATTCCACAGCTGATAGAACGCTGGCAGGCTGGCGCAGATGTCGTCCTGGCTAAACGTACAGATCGCTCTACAGATGGCCGCCTGAAGCGCAAGAGCGCTGAAATGTTCTATAAGCTGCACAACAAAATCAGCAATCCGCAAATTGAAGAGAATGTCGGCGACTTTCGCCTGATGTCTCGGGATGTGGTGGAGAATATTAAGCTGCTCCCCGAGCGTAACCTGTTCATGAAAGGCGTGCTGTCATGGGTGGGCGGTCGCACCGATGTGGTTGAGTATTCGCGCGCAGAACGAGTTGCCGGCAGTACCAAATTCAACGGGTGGAAGCTCTGGAACCTTGCTCTGGAAGGGATTACCAGCTTCTCAACTTTCCCGCTGCGCATGTGGACGTATATCGGCCTGATCGTGGCCGGGCTTTCGTTCCTCTATGGCGCATGGATGATTGTCGACACGCTGGCATTTGGGAACCCTGTTCGCGGTTATCCATCCTTACTGGTTTCTATTCTGTTTCTGGGTGGCGTGCAGCTGATCGGGATAGGTGTTCTGGGTGAATACATCGGAAGAATTTACACTGAGGTTAAAAAGCGCCCGCGCTACATATTGAAGGTAAAATAAATGTTTAAAAAATACAACTTATCGGATTCAGCAGTCATTATATGCGTGATTTTTTCCTTAATATATATATCACCTATTGTTTTAACTAATGTTTATTATACCGATGACATGGCAAGGTCTATTTATGGGTATGCATGGGATAATGATGGGAGAGCCATTACAAGCTTATTAATGATGGCAATCTCTGGTGGTGGAAAAATATTAAATATATCACCTTACACAAACATTTTTAGCTCTTTAATCCTATCATTTTCAGGTTGGGTTCTATGTTATGTCATAGATTTGTGCGGAAAAGAAAGAGTGCACCCAGCTGCTTTCTTGATTCTTACGAGCCCGTTCATGCTTGAGAATCTGACATACAAATATGATTCTCTTCCGATGTCAATATCTGTTCTGGCCGTTATTTTACCGTTCCTGTTCTTTAACAGAAAGATATTCCCAATAATTGCAGCCATTGGGATTTGCGTGACAATGCTCACTTATCAAGCCTCGGCAATTATTTTTGCGATGGTTTTTTCTTTGAAGATAACAATAACATACTTAAAAGATGGGGTTTTTGATTTAAAAAAATATTCATATATTACGCTTGCGACATCAATAATATCACTCATACTATTAAGAGTGTCAAATTATATATATCCACCAAAATACTCCGGTCGCAATGAATTAATTTTTAACAGCGATAACACATTTGATGAACTAATGAAGAACATTGGCAAGGCTATTGAACTTACCGCCGCAGCATTTTCATTTCATATGACAATTGCAATGGTTTTGATTTCTGCATTTTTTGTGTTATCTTCATTAAGAATCATCAAGGATTCGAACAATAAAATAGCAAGCTTTTTATTCATTTTTATTATTATATTAACAATACTTAGCTACCCATTGATTAATATACTACTTCTGAATCCTTGGTGGACATCAAGGGTGTTCTTAGGATTCCCGGTTGCAATCATTGCAATGATTGCCATTATCCATGTTTATTATGTTAAGTCTGCGCGTTATCTTTCAGTTTTTCTTTGCGCAATTTCCCTTCCAATGATGGCCGCGTATGCAAACGCCACAAAGTCGCAAAGTGATTACAGCCAGGAAATAACCAGAGACATATTCTCTCATATAGAAAGTCGGGATAAAGGGATTGTTGTTAATGGTGCGATGCCACTTTCAGATGAGGTAAAATTATCAATGTCGTCTTATCCTATATTCAAGAGGATAATATTACCTTACATGAATAATGGCTGGAGCTGGGGCGGTCACTTTATAAGCAGGATGGGTTACATTGACAGGGGCAACTATATCCTTGGAAAAAAAAGGGAGGGGGTAATAAAAGACATTTGCAATATTAATATAAAACATTCAATGCATAACTATGAAATTAGAGAGTCGCGAGACTATGTACTGATAGACTTTAAAAAAACAAAATGCCTACCTACTAAGTAGGCATTCACTTTTGTTAGTTTAGTTTGGCCCCTAAAGATACTTGCATGGGGCTATTGCTATTAGACAGTCTAACTACAAACGTTAGCTGTGATGTGCTTGAGCTACCAGCAATATAGTTGATAGCGGCTGGGGCGGGATAAATTGCACTACCTAAAGTGGCGTCAATAATTAAGTTGGCGCTAACTTCGGAAACGCTTGGCACATATGGAAGGGACAGGCCGCTGATGGTAATAGTCTGATCTGATGTGCTAGCCGTATTAATAGCAGACGCCCCGCCTCGTAGGGTTTGATGATTTGATCCGCTGCCTGAAGATAGCTCTAACTGAGACTTGTTAAACGTGGTTTCACCATCAAAGCCAATTTGCCACGTTGTCAAATTACCGAGGTTGTGCACCCTTCCGACTAAATGCCCGCCAATAAACCTAACCCCGACATTAGAAAATGCAATATCGCAATCAACACGGTGCGTCCCTGACGAAGCCACAATACATGATGATGGTGTGCCCCTGTTATCATTCCCGAAGAAACCTTTAATTATTCCTGATTTTATCTGGTTGCCGACCCCTTCCATAACCATACCCGTTCCCCTTAACGCCTTATCCACCGTTGGGCTTCTGCTTATTTTAAGGCACTCAATAATATTGAATTGACCTGCAAGGTAAAGCAGCACGCCTGAATAATCAGGGATGGTTGCATCACCACCTGACTGCACACACTCTACAGAACCAAAATTACTGGCTCGAGTGTTAGAGCACTCAACAATTAACGCGGCAGGCATTAGAGAGCCGTGTTTTGCTACGATCTTTTGCTGACTGATTTCGTGATAGTCCAGTTTCGAGCCCTGCACGTAGCAGCTTGACTTAAACCACCCCGCAATACAGCAACTCTCCAGAATCAGGGATTCGTACTTCACCCGTATAAAGAAAGTGCTGGTGTCAGGACCCGCGACAAAACCATAACCATTATAGTTCCCATAGCAATGCATGAAACCAATATCAATGTTGCGCCAAACGCGGAAGTCGGAGACTAGTTCCGAGGTTGCCCAGAAAGAAAACGTATCAACGCTAGAGGTGAAGCCATCACCAGCACCGACAATTTCAACATCATCAAGATAATAGTCCTGGGCCTCGCAGTGCCAGCAGTCATTGCCACAGAACTGAATACGGATACCTCGAATAATGCCAATATGCGCCCAGCCGCGGTCAGGATCTGCGGCCTGGTACTGCGTACGGTTGGCGCCCCAGTCCAGTGTAACCAGGCCTACGGCAGGCGCGTAAATGATTTTCACGTTATCAAGGATGAGATTAGCCCCGGCCGCCAGAACACCGTTCCCTGACGTCTGGGATGGGGTTCCCGCAAAGTTTTGCTTATTACCGTGGATCGTAATATTCCTGAGTCCAGCGCTGAAGCACCCTGGGGTTACCGTAGTGGCGCTATCTGTTTTGTAGGAAAGGTAGCCCTGCCACATAATGACGGCGTTACCGTTCCATGCGTCAGGGGCTTTTATCATCGCTGACTCCTTCGATGGTCCCTGCAGCACTACCCTGGGTTTGAGAACCAGATTCGCCGCATAGTAGGTTTTCCCTTTCAGGTTAACAATCCCGCCACCTGCGGCGGACATGTAGTTGATAGCGGCCTGAATAGCAGCTGTCCAGTCATTCCCCACACCAACCAGATTAGACCACTGCTCGACGCTCACTGAATTGATTGTGTCAGCAAGAGTTCCTCCTGCCGGCAAACCAATTCTTGAGGCCCCTGTCGGTTTGGCGAGCTCAATCATAACGTCAGTTGCAGAACCTGAAGGTGGAACCAAGCCAACAGGTTTCCCCCCAACGATGCCGATCAACTTTCCCTCAAGATCACTTAAAGGGGGCAACTGCGGAATGAACGAGTCCGGCACTCGTAATGTGCGATTGAAATTACCAGTGACCAGATTATCGGCATAATTTTTGGTGGCCGCATCCTGAGGATCGCGGGGGTCTTTGAGGTTGCGGATGTAATTTCCCAGCGCGTCATACCAGTTCGCTACATTTGACGGCTTACGCAGAGACAACCTGAACGCATTGAACGCCTGCTGGATGAGCATGGTCAGCTTATCAAATGCATCCTCATGAATTTCGGGGAAGAAGCTTCCCTGGTTCCTCAGATCGGTGTCTTGAGTGACAGGCAGGCTGCGTTCGATGGAGATTTTCCAACCATTTGGCAGCGGATTGGCAAGGTTCACCTTGCCTCCGAAGTATGTTCCCGCTCCGGTGACCGTGTAGTCGGTATCCAGCGCAAGGGTTGTAATATTCTCGTTGAGGTCGACGACCGTTACTGTCAGATCGCTCTTCTTAAAGATGCGAAAATTATAGTCAAAGGCCGTGGTTACCCCATTGCCGGTGTAGTCATTGTGGTCCACTTCGGTTGAAACGGTCATGTCATCAGCTCCAGTATGGCCGCGCCCTGCGCGCTATGCTTATGAGCATTCTATAGCCTGCCAACTCTATTATGAATTATCATTACCGTGATAAATGAAACAAATTACCCTATAGGTAAGGTGATTTTTCTGGAGTAAAAACAGGTCTTCTGATATATGTATATATATACAGTATTAAGATGAAGGAGGTGGCATGTCGCAGTATCATCACCCTCTTGATGAGGGAAGGTTGGGAGCGCTGAATAGCCCGAAAGGTGTAATGGAACTGGTTGAAAAATCGCACCTAATGGAGCTGATCAGAGAGCTTGAAAAGGACGGTCATGACGTAAGCGGGGCTGCGGCGGAACTCGTCGCCTTGGTCAACTACGTCACCAGCACGCAGGTTTCCCTGAGTGATATTCAGACCCATCTTGACTACTGCGTCCTGAGCCTCAAGAAGAGCATTCGTTAGTTCAGAAAGGTAATAGTTGCCCTGAGCGGCCAAATACTTTACCTTTTTGGTGCTTTGACAATGAATTTTCACTGCGCCATAGTGATTAGGCACCGGCAAAATCCGGTGCCGGGATTGGCGTCCCGAACACTACAAAGGCGCATATACCGCGCAAGCGGTTTTTTTATGCGTAAAGCATAGACATCCTATTCAATGGTGGGCTGTGTGGGGGCACCGAAAGGTGCGCCGGGTCCTTTGTAGCCGGTTACGCCAACCCTGCACAGTTCACCACCATCTGATTGGCGTCAGAAGTGGTGATTAACCGAACTACAAAGGTGATCACTATGACAACCCAAACCCAACCCTCAATTTTCTCTTTTGAATCGCATGCTGATGTACGGGCAATTATCATTAATGGCGCGCCGTGGTTTATTGCGCTAGATGTTTGTCATGCCTTGGGGATATCTAATAACCGAGACGCAATGCTCAAGTTGGACGACGATGAGAAGAATACCGTCGCTTTAACCGACGGTAATCGAGGAAACCCAAACACATTAATAATTTCCGAGTCCGGCCTATACACCCTCATTCTCCGCTGCCGCGATGCCGTTACGCCAGGCACCATCCCTTACCGCTTTCGCAAGTGGGTTACCGCCGAGGTACTGCCGCAGATCCGACGCACAGGCCGTTACGTTCGCGAGGAAATTTCCCCGGCAGACAAAGCGCAGAAAGTGGTTGCCAGTTTTATGCCTGCCATACTGGAAGCGATGAAGTCCGAAACTGCGAAGACGTATAACTACCCTGCACGCGCCAGCTACTATGAACACATACATAATGCCGATGGGGTTCGTGGACTGACTCAGCAGTCTAACCTTAATAGCCTGCTGCAAGAACTAACCAGAGACGGCCATGATGTTAGCGCGGCGCTAGCTGAATGGACATCAATGTGCAACTACATCACAAGCGTGAAGCGGTGCATGGACGAGATTAGCACCCATGCGGCGTTCATTGTGAGCCAAGCTGATATCCATTAATTAGAAAGGGCCGCTTCGGCGGCCCTGTGACGTGTCACGGTCTCTTATTTTCTCTATAGCTACACCAAGCAAATACTAATGAAAACCCTATTAGACTAAATGAAAAGTGACCGCCCCAAATAATTTTTTGTATTACCGCGCCACCCATAAAGATGAGTGCCAGCCACAAATATAACTGTTTTTGTTCCAAATTATTTACCCAGCATAAACTGTGAAGGTGGCACAAGAAACTCGTTCCCCTGTTCGCGTTCAACTCTACGCTGGTAACGCTCCAGTGATCCGGGATCTAGCGAGTCCTGTATTCTGTTCAGAATTAAACCATTCATCGCAGTGCGCAACCAGAAAATATTCAGGTAAGGAGTATTGTCCAGCACTGTGCGATACCAGTCGCCCAAATCCGCATCCCCGCGCGTTGTCTGCTGCAGCAGCGTGATGACGCTGTCAGCGTTGGACGCCGCCGGCCCCATCAGAGATGTTACCGGCCCCGCCCCCATCCGGTTTACCTCGCCGAACAGGAAATCGCCGAGGATGCCGAGCCCTCCCCCCTGCGCCGCTGCTGCCACAAAGGTTTTTCCATCAGCTGGCCGGGGAGTCTGCCCCTTCAGCATCAGCTTTGCCTGCATGGAAATGTAGCCGAAAAGCGTCGCCCAAACGAAAAGGTTTGCCGTCCCAATAAAGGCTCCCTTCCCATTTTTTAGCATGGCATTGGTAATCGAGGTGGTTTTCGATTCCCCAAGCCCAGCCGGGGTATACCCGCGGCCAAAAACCTCGCGCCCGAGCACGTTCTGCATGAAGCTGGCAGTAAAAGATTTGTACTGCCCAGCGAAGCGGATCGCCTCGCCCGCCACTGTTCCCGGAACCGTCCCCATCTTCATAAAAGCCTGAGTGCGGTCGCCGGGCTCGGACATAGCAATGTTCAGACGATCGAGGATATAGCCGCGCAGCTGGCCTTCGAGTTGGTCGCGCGCGTCGGCGATTGCGCGATCCGTGGGGTTCAGACCTTTGCTTTCAACATAACGGGCAATCACGTCATCCGGCACGCCGCGGACGCCGCTGGTCGTCATGAACTTGCGGCCCTCGCTGTCGGCCATGTCCATGTTACGGAAAATTTCCCATTCCCGGTCACCGATACCGTGCAGGTCGAGGACGCGGCGCAGGTCTTCCGGCAGGCTGGCGTGAGGCTGGTCAGCATTTTTAGCCAGCCAGTTCGTAATCATCAGGGCGTTGGAGTTGCGGCCGCTCTCGGTCCAGAAATTCATCAGGTTATATTTGAAAAACAGCTGCTGCGCGCGCCCCATTTTCCCGGTAAGAGAGTCGTCGCCGGAGATGCGCCGGATGATTTCCTGCGTCATTGCGTCAGAATAAACGCCGATGGACGATAGGATCTCTTTCTGTTCAGCGCTGTTATATCGTGAGAAACGCCCTTTCATGGCGCCCAGCACCGCCTGCATAAAGTTCTGCCCCTGGTAGCGCATTTCAGTGGCGGCGATCGGCACGTCGTTGAACGAGGAGATAACCGCACCGCCGAGCTGGCTCATGCGCAACCAGCCGCGCACCGCGGCGGAAGCGTTGGCCCAGCCAACACTGCCAGGGATATTTAGCGAACCGTCAACCTGTGGCATTACCGTTCTATTAAGACGGCGAACTTTGGTCATGTAGTCCGCGAGCGCCGCCGGGTTGCCTGACTTACTTACGTCCTCGGCCAGCGTGTCTGTCAGGTATTTGAACATGTTGCCGGGGTTGGTTCCCAGCACGCGCATCATGCCTGTATTGCGCGCCGCGCTGTTAAGGCCACCGAATAATGCTTCGCGCAGGCTGCCGGTGCCGAACTGCTGATTGTATTCGTGCCAGGAGATCCCGTCTTTGAAATGCAGCACGCGCTCCTGGCTGGCGCGCTTCGCCGCATTGGCTGAACCTTTGAAGCCGTTCATCCAGTCTGGCTTTTCTGATGTCAGGTGGACGCCAGAGGCCAGACCGTTATACACGTTCCGCATGAACTGATCGCGGTCGACGACGCCATCGAAAGTGCGCTCATCGAGGCGCGGAAGAATTGCATTGCGCCAGGCATCATACCCGGCAGCGCGGATCTTCATGATGTCATGCGACTGTCGAACGATATAGCCCGGCTCTTTGCGTATCCACGCGCCAGCGCGGTTCTCGTCGATGCGTGCCGCTTCCTGCCACTTCATGATAATCTGCGCCGCACTGACTGACTGTTTCGTCATTCCTTCGGTAGATTCGCCGCGGCCAATCCGCCACATTGCGTCAGCGATTTCACGGTCGTTGCTGCCGCTGGCTATGAATTTAACCAGCCCGGCGCGGTCGAAATCGTAATTGATGCCTGCGTGATATTTCCCGCGAAGTTGCGCCACCTCTGAGGATACCGACCGGCGCGCCCCGGTGCGCGCATCGTTACGACCTACCAGTATCGCCTCCAGTCCAATATCCGGGCGGTCTTTCCAGACAGTACGCAGCTCGCCGAGTCGCTGAGCCGCCACGCGGGTATTAATCGCTTTATTGCGCGCTTCAATCTGTTTTGCCAGCACGTCAGCGTTACTTAGTTCTTCGGCGGCACGCATGGCTGCCTCTTCGAGTGACAGCGCCTCGTTGCTGGCAAGTATACGGTTTGTTGTGTCGCGCATATCGCGCACCAGCCCTTCCATTTCATCAGCCGACAGCTCGCGGCCAGCGGCGGCGTTAACAGTGCGCTCGCATTGCGTCAGGAATTCGTTGGCAGCCATCAGATCCCCCGGTTAATCATACAGGCAGCAAATGCCCGGAAAGCGTTGCTCATGCTATTGTCGCTGGCCTCAGCGACAATAACATTGAGGTTTTCGCGCATCGTGGCCGCGAGCTCCGGATTATCGACAGCGATATCATCCAGCAGCGCGTTGCTTATATTGAATTCGTTCTCAAGATCAGCTGCGGCGGCTGTCAGCTCATGATCTGCTTTCTGCGTTTCCTGATAAACGCGATCGGCAGTTTCGCTAACCGGGCGCGCCGTTTCATCAACCAGCCGCTCCGGGTTCTGTATGCGCTGGATAGCGCGCTCGCGCAGCGCCGGTTTATGCAGCTCATAGAAAGGCTCAACGTCCGGGCTACGGCCTTCCATCATGTGTGCCAGCGCAGCGCGGTAAGCCTGCTGGTTTACGCTCCAGTCCGCCTCCCTGATTGCGCTGGCGGCGGTTCGCACTGCACCGGCGACCGGCGACATCTGCATGCCATCGCGGATCTGCTGCGCGCGCTCGGAGATGGTGACTTTCAGGTCGTCGGGTATCTCGCCGCGGGAAAGCTGGGCCTGCCTGCCACGCGCCTGCTCGGCGGCGGCATTACGCTCAAGCGCCTGATTTATCTCTTCATTACGGGCGTAAATCTGCGCTTTCTCGGCATCGATATCTTTCTGCGCAAGACGGCGAGCTTCCTTAAACTTCATCCGCTGGCCCTGGTATTCCGTTGTACGGTGTTGCAGGGTAGCGTCTAACTCATCAGCGCGGCGCAGGTTGGCGGAAAGTTCGGTGCGCAGGTCAGCAACATTGTCAATCTGTCCGGTTTGCAGATCCTGCTGGCGCGCCATGTAATCAGGAACCACGTCATCATAAGCCCGGCTATAGGCATAACTCTCTGCGTCGCTGGAAATGGCCGCGGCCAGATCAGAGTTTGTGCCGCGTTCAGGGATATTCACGCCAGACGGGATGTTGTCAGGTGTGATTGCTGGCACCGGTTGTGCCTCTGGCTGAATGGCGTCCGCCGTTAGTGGGGTATCTGGTTCATTAACGGCACCGACAGGGCGCCGCGCGCGCACAAGGTCGGCGATAAGACCGCCGCCTGCATGCATTAGCCCGCCAGCTATCGTATTGAAAAAGGTGCTTTCCAGCGCGTTTCCGTAGGTAAAATCATCGCCGCTGGCCGCCGCAGCCTGGGCAGTTAACGGCACGGTCGCCACAGCCTGAGCTGCGCCCATTCGCGCACCAGCAACCAGACGCTCACCAAATCTCCCTGCCACAGAAGCCGCCTTCGCCTCACCAGCGAAAGGCACCAGAGCCAGCGCCACGTTTCCGGGGTCCGCCATAGATCCCGCCAGACTGGCCGCAAAATTAAGCGGCGTCGCCGCCCAGCCACTCGGCGCAGACATGGCGATCTGCTGGCGAGCCAGTGAGTTCTGGCGCTCTTCCACCACGTGATCGAGAAACGCTTTTGTTACACCGTTGTCCGGCACGTTGATGCTTTTAACGCCATACTGCTTGAGCTGCTCGTCAGCCTCCTGCTTGCTGACAATTGCAGAGTTAGGGTCGTTCGCCAGCCTGTCAGCGGAAGAGAACCGAACGCCCGACATGACCGGACCTTCTTCAAACCCCTGCTGCAAGGAAGAGAGCAGCGATTCGCCCAGACCGGCAGGCGCGTTACTGATGGGCTGGTTAATACCTGTACCCGGATCTTCTGTAAAAATTGGCATGTTATCGTCCTGACTGCTGGCCGTTCTGGAGGATGTCGAGAATGTTTTCGCGCTGGCTCTCTACGCTGTAATTTTTCGACTGTCCCGGCGTGTATTTCACTGGCGTGTCGATAAATTTGGTCAGTTTGTTCCAGGTAGACCGGGTGCCTGCTCCGAGTTTCGCCAGATCGCTGAATGGAACGGTGATCGGGCTGCCGTCGGCACCGTTCACCAGCAGGCCATTCATCATCAGAGTGAGCCCACTTTCATTGCTGTTCGTAACCCACTGCGCGCTCTCTTTGATACGAGAAAGGCTTTGCTCTTTGTTGACCGACTCTGGCAGCCGCGGGTCGCCAATCAGTGGCATAATCTGCTCTGATGACAGATTTTCAAGGTAGGCGTTTGCGCCGTCGGTTACGTCGCGCAGATCAAGCCCGGTGCGATTTGGCAGGCGCCACGTTCCACTGGTCTGGTAATGCTCGCCAAGAATGTCCTTATACGCCTGTTTCGCCGCGTCAGAGGCCGACATGCCGCGCTGCATGTTGATATACGTCAGGCGCTTGCCCTGCTCGTTGAAGTTGTTCCAAACGGCAGTGCCGCCAGGCTGTACAACCATCGTGCTGGCGAAGTCTTTAGCCTGATCGTTCCACGATGAATCAGCTTTATCAGCATCAGGCTTCTCGAAGCTTCCCCGCAGGTCAGCCGTTTTAACGCCGCGATTCTGCCACAGCGCGTTTGCCGCGCGCGGGTTTTCCGTAGCCATCACGACCTGTAGCGCCGGGAAGGCATTTTTCTGCACCTGCTGCATCACCTGATCGGAGTATTTCCCGAACGACTGCGCCACCGACTGGATCGCAGTGACGCTCGATTCCTGAGAATTATCGATGCGTTCAAGCAGGCTGTTTACCATCGTGTCGGGAAGAACCTTTTTGCTGCGGATGCCCAGCCGGTCTTTCTCGGACTGGATGCGCGAAACCAGATATTCCCCTGATGCCTGATTGTTTTGGTATTCGGAAAACGCGCTCTGCACCACCGGAGAATATTGTTGCAGCCAGGTTCCTGGATCAGACTCGCGCGCCTTCAGTACCTGGTTTAGCTTTGACTGAGCTGTTGCGTACAGCTCCTGCTTATATTTGAAATTGGCGTCGTTTTCCTGCGGTTGTAGCGCCTGCACTGCCGCCGTCGCCTGCTGCACGTTACCCTGCATGATTGACTGGTAAACGGGCTGCAATGTCATGGCCTGCTGATATTGCTGGTAGGTTTTCTCCATCTGCATGCGTTCTGCAGGGGCGGCCTGCAGCGGCATGACTGCTGCCCACTCACGCGCACTGATAGGCTGAACCGGTTGTCCAGCTTCAAGGCGAGCCAGATCATCCTGCATCCGGCTTTGCAGCGCCACGCGGCCGGCAGACGCCTGCATGTCATAGAGGCCCGCGACTTTGCTCATCATCTGTGATTTGCTGGCCGGGCTCATGGCATTCCACCACGGCTGAGAAATCAGGTTCTCCATCGTCGCATCGCCGGGGATAGCCGCCGCGCTGCCGGTAACTTTCGCCACGTAATTTCTGGTTTCTTCATAGGGAATAGCAGTCGCAAATTGCTCATTGCTGACTTCACCGGTGCGAGGATCTCCAATTTTTTCAATCCAACCATCAACCGCACCGGGTCCGGCGTTATATGCCGCCACCGCCAGCACCGGGTTATTGCCGTATTTTTTCATCTGGGCGCCGAAATAAGCCTGCCCGAGTTTTGCGTTATAACGCGGGTCATTCAGCCATTTATCGCGATCCCACGGCAGGCCCGCCAGTCGGGCAGCCTCCGGCCCGGTATCCTCCATTACCTGCGCCACGCCCACCGCGCCTTTCGGCGAAACCAGCGGCGCGCCGTCTTTGCTGTACTGATTGCCACCACTCTCATTCCAGATCATCGCGGAAAACAGTTGCGCTTCCGTAGGCGTGTCCGTCACCTGAATCTTGCCGCCGGGCCCCAGCATTTGCTGATACATCGGCACATACCAGGCCTCAGATGCACCTTTCGCCGCATTTTCACGCCACGAAATCCAGTTCTGCTCTATCTCTTCATCGCTCTGCCCGTGGGCTTTGCCATAGGCAATAATGCTGTTCCTGGCAGTCAGCCCGGCAACGTTAGCCATTTCTGGGTTCATGAACTGCGTGGTAAGGGTTTTCAGCGTTGCTTCCTGCATGCCAGCTTCGTACTGCCGAACCTGCCCCGCTTCATGCCGCCCGGCCTGGGTGGTGAAGCTCATTCGCTGTTGCTGGGCCTGCTGCAAGAAAGCATTGCGCGCCTGCTCGTCCGGCAGACGGGCGGCAATTTGCTCAACCTGCTGGTCAAACTGCTGGGTGTACTCCTGGCTTTTGCCGATCGCATTCTTGCCCTGGAGATTCATAAATCCGCTGTCAGGGTTATTAAGCAGATCATTACCTACGGCATCCAGTTGCAGGCTGGCGTCCTGCGTCATAGCTACGTTAGCGCGCTGCCGCGCCTCCGCGTAGGCACCAGCGTATTTCTGCGAGGCGTCGGCAATCACGTCACCAACGTTGGGCTGCGGTACTGCCTGCAAACCAGGAGAGGAATACCCGCGGCTTTCAACCTGACGACCGGTTACGGTTGGTACGACTGGCATGATGCTCTCCTTAACGCCCGGTAGGTGTGCCGACGGCGGCGCTAATCGGCGCGGCCTTGCTTTGGGTGAACGGGCTCCACGTTCCGCCGCCCATCTTATAAGCGCCATATGCGCTAAGAGGCGCTGTGAGCAGAGTAGAGAAAAGCCCCATATTGGCTTGAGAACGTGCAGATCTCGCCTCTGACCGGTAATTAGCTGCCTGGGTCTGATAGCCGTACGCCTCACGGCTGGCATTATTGACAGTTGTCAGTGCGTCCAGCTCTCCGAACTGGGCCGTGTCACCGAGAATATCCAGTGAGCTGCCAGTGCTGAGATCACCACCACCTGCAGCAATAGCTGCCGCTTGACTTCCCTGCGCAAGTCGGTTCCGTCGGCGGACCTCATCGGCCTGTGCATTACCGCGATTAATGGCGTCGTCAGCCTGGGCTTCTGCAATATCTGCATTCTGATTCGCAACCGCGGCGGAATATTTCCCGTTCTGGTATTGCGAATAAGCCTGAAGCCCGGCCGATGCCAGACTGACCGCTACCAGGGCTGTGGTTGGTTCACACATTATTTTTTCTCCAGGTAAAAGCGATGGAACGGTCGCCGCTCTTTGCCGTAGGGCGCCGGATCTTCGAGGTGAAAACCGAGCCATTTCAGCCACGCTTTAGCCACGTGGTTACGCTCGTCAACATAGTTTTCAAGATACGGATAAGGCATCAGCATTGCATTGACTACATGACGGCAGCGGCGCAGGAACGTGCGCTGGTATTTATGCAGGTCGTCCGTGCCGACAAGCCAAGGAATACCGCGACCGCTCAGGATAGAGGCAGGCGCTACGCCGAAGAGCGTTACTACTTTTCCGTTGACCATCCCGGCGCAGCAGAATGTAGAAATACGCAGGCCGTGCTCCATTACTGCTCGAGGCGTCTGCCCGGAAATTGCGAGAAACTCATCAACATCTGCCTGACGAACGTATGGCAACATTTCCTCAATGTGGTGCTGCTCGGCGGGTACGATTCGAACATCAAGCATTGCGGCCTCCTACCGTCAGGGCCGGTATAAGCGCCAGCACCGACAGAGGCAGCGGGTCTTGTTGGCGCACAATGATGCGTCCATTGAGCCCCCATGTGCCGTCTACCTTGAGCGTTACCTTGCCCGTGGCATCCTCAACCGGATCGTCATAGAACTCAAATTCTCGCTGCGGGTATTCATAAAACTGCCCGCCTGGCGTACTCGCCCATATCCCGCGGCTTGCATTAACTACCAGCGAAACAGAGGTAATGAGCTGCTTTTTATCCAGTAGCGTTTCCTGGCCGTTGATGTTAACGTCGAGGGTTTCAAGCTGGGAGGTATACGGCAGGCCGATATGCACCACCGCGCCTGGGGATTCGAGAGTTACCGCCCCGCCAGTTACGACCTTTTGAGGCTCGACGTTGGCATCAGAAAGGATGCTTACCGTTTTCCCTTCAAGGTGGCCAAGCCCGGAGAAAGTCTGACGTGCCATCTGCCAGTTAATGACAGTAGTATCTCGAAGCTCTGGGGGGATGTTTCTGCTGGCAGATATTTTCACGACGTTAGCGGTTGTAAGCTGGGTAATGTTACAACGTAACTCCATGTCCTGCGGGTTTCCGTTTGCGTCCTGCCCAACGTAAGGGATCTGGATTTGTGCACCGACGTCCGAACCTGTGAATCCAAGGCCACCGGACATGGTTAATGTGTATTCCTGCCGATAATCCCAATCACCACTACCACCGGTAATTTTTATCGTAGCCGCCGAGGCGTTACGCCCGTCATAACTCAGGCCGCAGTCGACAAAAAAAGCGTCCTCGGTAGAGGTGAACAACCTGCTGGCAAGGCGCTCAATGTAGCGTACCGTCTGACCGTTAATAACGCGGCGCACCACGAAATAAACGGCATCCTCCTGGCTTTCACTGATCGAACAGGTAGATTCGAAATAGCCGTCAGTCGGCTGCGGCGCCCAGGCAAAAACCTGCTGGTCTTTAAGATAGGTTAGCGCCAGCAGCAAACCGTCGTCGCGGCAGCACCAGGCAATTGAGTACGGCACTGTGCTGAATGACCAGTCAACAATGCTGTGCTTCTGGAATAGATGGTTCGCCAGTATGGTCAGGTCGTTACCCTGATAGCCGTCAACGTCGAATGAATAGGCCAGATCGCGCACGGCGCTGCCCTTCTCCTGAACGAATAGCGCGATGTTTGCAACTGCAATCGGTGGGAGGTTGCTACACCCATTCGAACCTTGAGAAGAAAACGAGAAGGCACTTGGCGTCAGCGTTTTATTCTGGTCTCCGGTGATGATGTATTCACCGCCTGACGTCAGCGCAACCAGCGAGCCGACGTCAATAAGGTGGCGGATCTCATTCACCTGCCGGCCAGCGTATGTGTAAATGATGCGGTCATCATCCTGGGTAGGGTTGTTTTTGCCGAAGTCTTTGTAATCCCCTATCCGGCTGGCCCAGATGGTTTGCGGAAACGCGGTGCTTGCCGCGAAAAAAAGGCGCTGCTGGTAATAAACGACGGTGCCGGGATAACCATTCACATCATTCCAGGCATAGCGGGCCCATTTGAAGCTCGGCCGCCCTGATCCGACAACATTCTCTGGAATGTACGAGATTACTGTTGCTGTTGCCGTAGTGCCGCTCGCCGCGGTAATGCGCGCTATCCCAAAGCCACTATGCAGGTACTGCCATTGCACACCAGTATCAGTGTCAGCAGTGCCGCCCCATCCATCCCATGCTGCGCCCTCGGTGTGCGATGGTCGCAGTGTGCCGGTGGTTCCAGTCGTCAAAGCTTTGTAATAGTTGCTACCGGCCCGGATAATGCCACCTGCTGTAGCCTTTTTCCCCGTCTCCCACACAGGAACAGAGTCAACCGCTGGCTGCTCCAGATAAAAGAGCTTACCAACCTGCTCAGGGCCAAAAATGGAGGATGTAGCAGTTAGCGTTATGGTCCCGGTCGAAGCGCTGGCATACACCTTCTGAGCCTCGTCGACGTTAATATCCTCAAACGGGCCGTTTTTAGTCTGCACAGCGACGATTTGCCAGTTATCGTGAGCGTAACGGCGTAACTCCATCGGCGGATATTTCGGATGAACGATGGTCAGAACGTCAGCTGACTGCGTGAACTTGAGCCTGAAAAGGTCTGCTTCAGCATAAGGCGTCACCAGCTCGTAAATATTGCTCGTACCGCTGACCAGCACCTGCCCGCCATCTTTGAAAACGCGCATATATTTATCGCCGAACTCCAGCGCATAAGTTTGCAACGTTGAAAACTGGAACGGGATCAGCCGACATTTTTTGTTCGGATATTTCGCCGCAGCGATGAATTGTGTGCCCGGCCTGTTTTCTACCCCGCCATACTGCCGCACGATAAAGTTGCTGCACCGGCGCAGCGCCACCTGGTACTTAGCCATGTCTATGCGGCCGTAAAGCGACGGCGCAATTTCTCCACCAGCAAAACTCGGCTGAATCCAGCTAATTGGCATTATGACAACCTCGCTGTCGTGAATTCGCTGTCCGGCGCCTGCGGCTCCTGGCTTTCATTCATGCTGTGAGATCCGGCGCTGAGGATGACGCTCTGGTACATTTGAAGGCAAAAACGCGTCAGGTCTGCGGTGCCGGTCACAGGCATATTGATGGCGGCAGCCAGCCGCCAGGCAAGAGCATCCTGGAAAAGCGGATCGAACATGTTCACATCGGTGATGCGCGCGACATACTTCAGGTGCGCTTCCTGCTGATCGGTGTAGATAAGCTTGCCTGTGCCAGCGTCGTTAACGCCGGTCTCGTAATTGATGCGCATGGCAGCAGTCGGATAGCGCACGCCAGGCACCATGATTTCAATGATGCGCAGGCAGTCAGTGGGATAGGCATACGCATATGTCCAGTCAGGAGGTGCAATGCCAGTGTCGGCCAGCGCGACGCGCTTGGTGGCGAAATTCCATTCGGCGTCTGCAAGAACAGCATCGCGGCACGCTTCGAAATGGAGGTTGCACACATCAGCCTCTTTGCTCTTTTCATCGAGGCTGTTGATGCTGCGGCTGCTGCCGAGATTGCTCAGAGCCAGGTTGCAGATTTCGACCACCGAAGCCATTATTCACCTTCCTGATCAGGGTAAAATGCACTTTTCAATTCCTGAGCATCGTCGCGTTTCGGCGGGTTCAAACCTATATCGGTAATTTGCAGTTCAACGTTATTGTCCTCGCCGCTATCAGTGCTGCGAGTTGAAACTGAACAGACTTTTGCCATTCCCATAATTGCCACTACATCCCCAACTGACGGAAGAGATTTAGCTTTAACCCCTAGCTTCATGAGAGAATCGTTATCAAGAGTGATACGAAGCCCCCATGGATACTGATCACGAGTCTCTGGCTGACCGTCATCACCTTCGAATGCTTCAGTGCCGGTTTTCATGTTCACTGTTTTCATGACGTATCTCCGCATTGAAAAACGGGGCCGAATGGCCCCGGCTATTTATCAAACGCCAAGTTCTTTTTTCTTGGCGTCAATTTTTTCCTGTAGCGATTTGGCTCCCGCATTGTGATGAGGCGCCTCCCCGAACAGGTCGATGTACTCATTGCGGAGATCATCGAGGATTTTATCGGCGTCAGGATCGACAGGTTGCGGTCTGTCTTCGTTACTTGCCTTATCTTTTGCGACAAGGTTATGTCCCGCATTACCTTCGAAGTCGATTTCTTCGCCGGCTTCATAAATCCGCCCATTGATGAATGAGCGGGCCTTAACGATGTACTTAGACATTTGTCTGAACCCCTCCAACGATGCCAGCAGTCACTTTGCCAGTGGTTGGCGCAGTGCCGGTTACGGTGTAGTTGAGACGCACATAGCGCTCCATCTTCATCGGCAGAGTAATTACTGGCGTTTTGTATCCTGACACCAACGACGCCACAGGGATGACCATTGAGATGACGTCAGTTGGAGAACTGAACGCCGCATTATCATCAGTTTGCACCGCTACGGTCAGACTGGTCAGGTTGTTAAAACCCTCAACAACCTGAATTAGCAGCGGAACGTCACCGCCTTTACCGACATCCTTCGCCGAACCGGTATCGATAACATTGGTAGAAGCAGCAGTGGCCGTAATAGCCTGCGCTGCCGAGAATAAAGCCTGCTGATCGAGCAACATGATTCTCTCCTTAGTTAGTCACGGCAGATTCGGTGTTGAGGATGGCGTCAGCGCGGCGGATCGGGATGCCCAGGAAAGAAACCACTTTCTTGCCGGCAAACTCTTCAATCGTCAGGTTGACGTTTTTGGCATTCATGGCTTGCTTGTGCAGCCAGGCATGAATGGTTTTGTTGCAATAGATGACTTCTTTACCATCGCCAAGCATCGCTACATCACGCGCATAGTAGGCATCAACCATCATGCTGATGAGATCGGCACCAGCAGATGCGTCTTTGCTCAGAGTGGTGACGTCGATGTTGCAAATGCGAGAGATTGCACGCCAGTCACGAACGCTCAGGCCGAGATGCCATTTGAATTCATCGCGGTATGCACGGAATTTCCCGCCGTTAGCGTCATCAACCAAGTCGGCACCAAGGTCTTCATGCTGGAAGCCCGCAACCATACCTTCCGGATAGATCATATGAGCAGTGTTTTCGCCCCATGACATAAACCAGATAGATGTGTTGGTAGTACCGGTACCGCCCCCGTTAAATACGTTTTCGGCACTGGCTGCTTTACTGGTGTTCAGTGTGTTGAAGCGCGGCGCGAGACCCATGAAAGATTCCGGCTCAGCATCAGTGTTGCCATAAAAGGTGTAACGGGAAACTTTATTGTTGAAGCCCTGCAACTTACCCATGTTTTCCGAAACACGGAAAGCCTGAGAATTACCGGAACGGTCTGCAAGATCTTTATCAACAAACCCCAAGTCGTAGAGCATGCCGGTGGTGTCAGTAACCGGCACAGTCTGCGTTTTAGTAGGCTGTACGCCCTGGTTGTAGCGACGCCAAACCGGCTCAGGGATACCGGCGCGGATTGTTGTTTTATGCTTGGAGCCATCGTTACACTGAACATAGATCGCGTCGGTTAGCACATCATTGGTTTTAGCCAACTGCTCAACGATCCGTGCGATTCGCCCGTTCTTATCCGTACGGTTATATACGTCAAGCAACGAGGGCAGCGTTTGACCAATTAAAGCCATTTTTCATACCTCACTTTTCAGGATAAAAGGCGGAGATAAGGTCATTGCCTCCGCTGACATGACCGCCGGAAACCATCTTGTCCTCGGACATGGCTTTACCGACCTGTACGCAGAAACGCACCAGCGCGGGGTTATTCCCGAGCCCGGACGCTTCCAGGTATTCTTTCAGCTCGGGAGTGCCGAACTGGTCGATCGCGCGCTGCGCGGCGCTGATGCTTGACGTCAGCTTGTCGCCGCCAATTTCTTTGTCGGCCTTAATGGCCTCCTGCCACTCTTCGCCCTGCTTCTGCCAGGCAGCGAGCTGCTGCTGATTAACCAGCGGCAGGATTTTTGAGGCATAAACGTCCACCAGCTTCTGCGCCTGCTCGTTGCTGAGGTTCAGCTCACGCGCGATCGGCTCAAACTCTTTCACTGCCGCGGCATCCAGCTCGACGCCCTCGCCAGCTGTCAGCTCATATTTTTCCGGCGCGCCTTCGGGCTTTTTGGTTTCGTCTTTCTTTTCGTCCGGCTTCTCTTCGTCCTTTTTCGGCTGCTCTGCGCCGTCATCGGTTTTCTGTTCTGCCGGATCCTGAGACTGGCCTTCTGCCTGTGCGCCAGGCTGCTGTTCTGCATTGCCCTGACTCTGATCGGTTGCAGTTGCGCCAGCGGCATCAGATGGTGCGCCACCGCCGCCAGCGCCGCCGTCGGCAGGCTGCTCATTGCAAAGGCGACGAAATAAGAGACGTTGAAACAGATTCATGGTAACTCCTGTTTGGCGGCCTCGTCGGCCATCTTCAGATACAATTCCGGGCAGCAGGTCATGACGTGCGTCATCAGCACGACTGCCATGTTTCTCTGCCCTTCGTTAAATGCGGTTACGTATGGATCACCAGCGAACGTCGTCGAAAACGGCTTTCCCTGAGATAGAACGCGCCAGATGACGCGGCGGCCTGACTCGGTGCCCATCACGGCACGGATATCAGCGGCGTCTCGTTCTTCGCGGATTTTCTGCTGGGCGATTTGCTCAGCTGTCGGCTGGTCTTCTGCGTAGATGTCGTATGCATCAGTCATTGCTGCTGGCCTCCGACTGCACTGGCCAGAGCCGTGAGAAGATTCGGATCGGCGGTTTTGGCTTCGCTGAGGGTTTTAGCGCCCTGCACTGCTGCCATGCCGGTTTGCATAGCCATAGCCTGCTGTTGCTGCTGCGCGCGGTCGCTGCGGGTCTGCTGCGCCTGTTCCTGCGGGACGACAACGGTCGGTGATACGCCAGACATGACGGCGTAGTTGTCGATGGCCTGGTCGACATCAAGCTTGTCCAGTGCTTCCGGCTTGGCGCTTGCGAGGTTGCCAACGAAACCGACGAAACGCTCCAGGCTACTGAGCCCGATTGCTTTCTGCGCCTGCGCCATCACGGAGATGTATTCGATGCGCAGCGGCATCCCCTGCATTTCTTCCGGCGGCTCCGGCAGCATGTTTTTGCGCGCCATCATGGAGAAGGCGCGGTCGATGAGCGGGTCGAGAAATTCGTCGTTGAGGCGTTCGAGCACCGGGCCGAGCATCAGCAGCTTCTCTTCTTTCATCTCGATAACCGCTTCCACCGGCATAGAGCGGGTGTTGACGTTCTGGAGCATCATGAAGAGATCGACGAAATAGGCGCTGTTGATTAGCTGCCGAGTATCCTGAATATCCCCGAGCAGGTCGCCGAGGTTAGGATTAACCTGGTATGCCGGGCGCAACCCTTCGGCACCAGTCACCTGATCGACATAGGTGATATCGCCGGGAAGCAGGGAGACACGCTGCGTTTTCAGCGAGGTGGGGCCAATCATCGGAGGGTTAGTCTGCTTGTCGATCTGCTGCGCTTTGCGGCGCTGTTCGAGCTGCAACGCTTTAACCTGGCCGAGAGCAATCATCCCCGGACAGGATGATCCGTAAACGTCTTCGCCATTTACTTCCCAGCGCGGCGCCATGATAGGGAACTCGTCATAGCCGGATTCACGCAGCACTTTGTCGTTATCGCCGCCAACCTCGAAATATACGGAGCGGAACGCCTTGTTTTTGGCATTCATCTTGCCCGTTTCGCGGTTCATGTTCGGGTAAACGGCATGCACTACATCCACCCACTTTTCATAGGTTCCGTTCTCAAACGCGATTTTGGTGCTGCTGCTGACGTTATTCAGGCCAAACTCGCGCACCAGTTGGCGCACGGTCATGGAGAATTTACGGAAGCAGGTATCGACGCTGAGGCGCGGGCTGTTAGCGATGTAATAGCTGCCAACCGGAAACGGCATCGTGCGGATCACATCTTCTTCATCTTCGAGCACCGCCATCGCGCCAGTGGCAAACGTACCCAGGCTGGAGTAAACGAGCGGAAGCGACTGGTACAGGTTCGACTTGTTGAACATGTCGTTCATGCGGTTCTGCACCGTCTCCAGCCACAGCTTGACCGGACCGTAGTCCATCATTTCCGGGTCTGGTGTCGCCAGCTTGAACCACGGGCGGGCCGGGCTTGTGATGCCCGACATCATGCCGCTCGACAGCGTGCGGTTTGCCATCGTGGCGGTCGGATCGACAATCTTGTTATTGCGGCGGTCGCCGCGGTTGGCTTCGCTGGTCAGGAAGCGGGAGCCGCGCGGGATGATGAAATCGCTCAATTCGCGCCAGTGAGGTTCGAAAGTCTCGCGCTCCTGCTCCAGCTGCGCCAGCTGCTTCGTCAGTTGCTCTTTCAGGGTTTCGTTCGTCATTGGCATCGACCGGCGCTCCGTTATTGACCGAGCAGCGTTTTGCCGCTGGTAGAAGCGGCAGAGGTGTCGCCCTGCGCGCCAGTCAGCATGGTTGAGCTGCGGCCAGCAGCGGCGCGGCGGCGGCGAGTCTCTTCGTCTCGAGCGTCAACAACTGCCTGGTCCTGCTCCTGCGGTGCGGACTGAACAACCGGAGCCGCTTTAGGAATGGAAGGTTTGCTGCCAATGCACATTTCACGACCTCATGATGCCAGTTTAATTATTACCAATTTAACCACATAAGAATTATTTGATGTAGTGTATTGACATTGAGTGCGTTAATTATTACCTTTTTGGTAAACATCATTACCATGTACAACCCGAAAGCGGAGGTTTGTATGTAACGGTTAGCGATGTTTGATTACGGCGTCTGGCACATGCGCCGCAGCGGTCCGGGCGGTCCTTGATTTTGCGCCGTAGCGGGTAGCCGGAATGTGCAAGCCAACCCTCATTGCTTCCAGTTAGCCCGCCCGTGCGGGCATTTTTTTTGCCTGGTGACTAGGAATTACCTTAAAGGTAACATGTGCAAAACCACATCACACAGGGCCGTGACATGCTTGATTTTATCCGCGATATCCTCGCCTCTTTCCGCCAGGCGTCTCTTGAGAGGGTCCGAAGCCCCTTCCTGGGAGCCTTCGTCTTTTCCTGGCTTGGCTTTAACTGGCCCATGCTGGCTATTCTTTTTTTCAGTAAGCGAGAAATCGAAAAGCGGCTTGTTTATATCGGTGATAACTTCGGCATAGAAACCTTTATTATTGGCCCGCTTTGCACTTCAGCCTTAATTGCTCTTTTGCTTCCTCAAATAAACAAGCTAGTAACTAAAATACAAGACAAGCCCAATACTGACACAGTAGAAATGAGTCTTGAATCGAAAATAAAGATTGGAAAAAAACAGCAAGAAATCGCCGAAATTGAAGCGAGAAAAAAACTTGCTGAGAAGAAAGAAGAAAGAAATATCGAGGAAGGAATTCAGCAGATAAAAAAAGAACACGAAGAAGCCATTCGCGATATCAACTTTGCTCGACAGCAATATAAAGACATATCCTCAAAACTCACTGATGCCGCAAAAACAATTGCGGAGTCTCAGAGTCAACTCTCTGTAGAAAAGGAAGCCAGGGTCAAAACAGAGAAGGAGCTTATTTCAGTAAATGAACGTTTAAAGGTTGCTACTGAAAAATTGATTTCTGCAAATAATGATAATAATAAAGCAAAAGTAGAAATGGATGTACTAAAGCGCGAGTTTAATGACCTGAGAATTCAAATTCAAGAAGTCAGTTCTTATAACCAACACTTATTAAATGAGCTGAATTTTGTAAGCGAAAAAATACCTCATATCATAAGACTAAAAAATATAGATGGAAAAATAGAAGTTGTATTTTATAAATATAACTACGAGAAAATAATGAAAGCGATTCACTCATCTAATGAGTTGACAGATTTAGAGAAAGATGCGTTCCTATCCTTAACTGGCCTTGACTTTAGTGATCCTTCAATAAAAGAAAGACCAAGTCATTTAAATACTCAAGAGCGCATTATAAACAATGAGAAAAAAGAAATAATAAAGGATAGAAACTGATCCCTATAGGATTAATTGTATATCACCCATACGGGTCATAGTCGCTGATGGTTCTGCCCTGCTGATGGCCGGGCAGGTTCATCCGTTTTGAAACCGGGAATGCGAACGTCAGCGCCAGGGCATCACCGCAGCCTGGCGAGCGCCCCAGGCGGTCTTTGATATCTTCTTTGGGCTCCAGCACAATCTTGCCGTCGACGCGCACCTTATACTCGACCGCCGACAAATCCTCCGCCGTCTCGCGTTCATCCAGCGCGCCGCCCAATTTCAGCCAGGTCTTAACGTTGTTGTACATCTCGCCGCGCTTATTCAGCATCTGCGGGTCAGTTGACTTGCCGCCGAATGGGATCAGCGTCCACGCGCGCCCCCAGCCGTCGCCAATAGACTTAAGGCCGGTGCCGTAGCCAAAGTCGATAAACACGGCGTCGGCGCGATACTGGTCCTCAAAGTCGGCGATACGCTTCGCCATAATCAGATCGTCGGTGGTCTTACTGCCGCGCCAGAGCAGCTTGCTGTGCAGCCCCTGTCGCAGATAGATAACCGCGTCGTCAGCTCCGGAGTATGCCGGGTCGACGCCAAGAATAACCGGTGCGTGCGCCACCTGCGCCTCGGTGACGATTCGCGTCAGCGCCTCTTCGGTCATGCCGGTCGGGATGAACTGCGTTTCTGACGCGTCAGGGAAGATGCCACGCACGCGCACTTTGAAGAAGTCACTGTCTTCTCCGTAGTCGGCGGCCCACTTCTCGATCTGCGATTTGTTGGTGCCTTCGACGGTGCGGGAGTCGATCTGCTTGCACTTCCAGCGGTGCCGGTATTTTCGGAAACATTCGCGGAATCGCCCGGTGTTTCGCGTCGGGTTACCGAATGCCACCCAAATAATTTCGGTGCCTTCGTCCGTCAGCGCGCCTTCTGCTACTTCCCACACCAGATCCGCGATATTGGATGCTTCATCAAATACCAGGATGATCCGCTTGCCCTTGTTGTGCAGGCCCGCGAACGCCTCGGTGTTGTTCTCGCTCCACGGGATAGCGTCGGCGCGCCAGGCTTTAGTGTGGTTCGGGTCGTTGGAGTAAATCGCGGTGGCGGTGGCGGTGAACCAGTCTCGGGTGATGCTGAGTCGCTGCCACTTGGCGATTTCCGGCCAGGTCTTTGTGCGCAGCTGGTTCTCGGTGTTGGCCGTCACCACGATTTTGCAGTCTTCGCAGGTGTCCATGCCCCACTTGATCAGCATTGAGATGAACGCAGATTTGCCGATACCGTGGCCGGACGCGCGGGCAAGCATGAGCGGCTCGAAGCGCTTCGCCGGGTCGGAGAGGTGCCGGCCTATCTCGTCGAACGCTTCCGCCTGCCAGTCACGCGGACCCATAGCGTCTTCCAGTTCGGTGCCAGCCTCACCCCAGGGGAACGCGTAGAGCGCATACCCGAGCGGATCGTGCGTAAAGCTGGCGATATCCTCCACCAGTTGAGACTGAATGTCCGGCGCCTCACTCATCAGATTTTCCCTTCTTCGCGGCGCGCTGACGGGCTTTCGCCATCTGGTCAGCCAGAGAAAGGTTAACGTTGTGCTCATGGACTTCTTTGAACGCGTTCACGTCTACGTGCTTGCCGATAAGCTCAAGGTTCTTCACCTTGTCGGGCCATTTAACTTTCTGCAAGGTTGACTCGATATCATCCTCCCCATCCTTGCCTGCCATGCGGAGCCGGTTGATATCCATCGCGCTGAGCGAGGTGCGCCATACTTTCGGCCAGTCGCGGATCGGCTTCAGGCTGCCGTCATCGTTCAGAATATCCAGCACGTCCATTTGGTCGATTTCAACTAGCCGAATGAGCACATAGTCGGCGCTGACGCGCAGGCGCTTGTTGCGCTCTTCCATCAGCTCGGCGATGCGGTCGCGGATACGGTCGTCTTTCATCATGCGCATGGCGGCGTTGTCATACGACGAGAACCCGGCGCGCTTTGCGGCCTGGCCCTGCGCGTCCGGCGTCTTCACGTACTCCTGGCAGTAGCGTTCCTGCATGTCCGTTAACTTTTTAAATTTGGTGGATTTTCGCTTTCCCGCGCCTTCGGCCATGATATCAACCTCAAAACTATTACCATTTTGGTAATACTATCACACAAAAAGAAACCGCCGTAGAGGCGGTCTGCGTTCAGATGTCAATGCCAGTTATGTCCCTGACTTTTTTCTTGGCGTAAGCCTCGGCGAGCGATTTGGCTATGGAGGTTAACGTGCCAAGCCCCTGTTCTTTGAAGTTTGTTTTAATGGCTGCCCACACTTCTTTTTGTCGAATATCAGATAGAAAATCATGCCCTTTAGCTGTAAGCCTCAGCGGAACTACTATCCAATGATAAGAGCAACCGTAAACCCCCCTTCCTAACTCATGACTCATTAAATGCCAAAAACCATCCTCCTGGTCCACGCGCTCAATCAGCTTATTGTCAGCCAGCAGCCGCATATGGAAGATGAAGTCGCTGTCATCTCGGTTATATCCCTTAGCTTCAAGCTCGGTTAGCAGCGTATCTGGCCCTTCCGTATCCTCAAAAGCGCAAAGCAAATCCTTGATGTAATCCTGATTTATTTTCATGGCTTCACCCCGTGACATGTCACGCCATTTATACCACCAACTTAAGCGCATGCCACCCGCTGGTAACCCAACACTGCGAATCACCCTGGCACGGACAACTTTCGACCGGCAGCGCGTCGCCGCACTTGCCGCACTGGCGGGCACGCATTTCCGCGATTTGCTCCTGCAACCGGGCGTCATCCTGGCGGATCAGCATTGCGATGTACTCGTTGAGCTCATACGGCTCTTTGCCGGGGCGGCGGGCGGCGCAGTTACGCGCCACCATGTCCAGTTCCTGCTGGTCCAGCACCAGCTCCAGTTTGCGGACACCAGCGGCGGCCTGCCGTGCGCGCTGCGCTGCTTTGCGCTCTGCTGCTGATTTAGGCATCACCCCTCCTTGCCAGGCGCTGCGATCATGGCGGCGCGGCGGTTTACAACTTCGATCAAAGCCTCTTCTGCTTCACCAAGACAATCAGCCATTCCTCGCCTGTCGCCGTCGAAGTCGTTAAAGTCGAGGCGAATCTTTGCCACATTTCGCAGCGCAGCGAGCACATCCACAGGCAAAACCGACGCGGGCTTGAAGGGCTTCCTGTCTTTCACCCATGTAACCAACATCTGGATATAGTCTTGCTGTGAAGCCCACAGCATCTCATCAGACTCCGGCGCTGCGATGCCAGCATTACTTAAAGCTATTCGCAGGCCCTCAGGCACAACCGGCGCGGGCGGTGCGGGCGGTGCGGGCGGCTCTGCGTAGAGTTTAATGACGCGTCGCGGGTCAGCGTGCGGCGTTATAGGATTAACAGTAAACAGATAGCCGCAGCCGAGTTCGTTAACGTCGCGTAGCTCTTGCTCGTCAGTCCACGCCACAGGCTCCGCCCTCTCCCGCAGCGCCGAGAGAGCGATACGCGCCAGCTCCAGTTCGATAGACCACGTGCGCTCTTTGAGAGGCTCAGGGTTATCGGACAGCATCATATTGGCAAAATCGATGCGCCCATGAGCTGCTGCGATCAACTGTTCTTTGGTGAATGTCATGATTTAGTGGCTCCTGAAACCGTTGCAATCGCGAAGAAATTCGACGATGAAGCCCTTCATCTTTTCGGGCTCACTTCCAGACCATCCATCCGGCGGCGTCCACGCTTCAACGAGGGCCGCCATCTTTTTGGCTTTGGCCGGCGTCACATCCAGCGGGTCGTTGGTGTGTTGCTGGTTGACCAGTTTCTCCATGCCAGGAATATCCAGCACCGCAAACCACGTGCCGTTAGCCAGTACGAGCCCAGCTATTCGCTCGCCCGAACGGCGTTTATCGACCAGTTCTACGCTCACGCCTCACCCCCTGTCTCAAGATTGATGCCCGCCGCCGCTTTCAGTTTTGCTGTGTTCATGCGGCACCGCCTTGACGCAGCTCGACTGCGAAATCGCTGGCAATATTTACTGCCTCATCAAGTCCTATCATTTCGTCTTGACGGCAACTTACGATTGAATTGCTAATTTTCAGGCAAACAGCATCAACAGCGCTGGCCCGCACTTCGCTCAGGAATGCGTCAGTGGCCGGGGTTTCGATTTCTGGCTTGGCATATACCGGCCAGCAATCAGTTCCATCGGAATTTTTGTATCCTGCCTCGTTATGAACATCAAGATATTCACCACATGGGAGAGGGTCTTCCCATGTTGGTGGAATAGCGTGCCAGGATAGATAGGCTTGAGGCTTGTCAAACGCAGCCTTCAGCCCCGCATTCTCCGCCGCCAACTCTTCGCACTGCTTCGTCTTTTCGCGCAGCGCCAGAGTGGTAACGTCGAGCTTATCCGCCAGTCGGACAATCATCTTCGCGATATCCAGCAGCGGCGTATTGCTGTCGAGGCACTTCGCCAGCTCATGACCCGCCTTCACTAACTCATTGTTTTCACTGTGCATAATTCACCCGTATTGATTTTTTAATCATCTGACAAATCAGGACTTAAGCATTAAGCCGTGTCGTGCGATCAGGAGCGCGTCGGCTATGGCCTGCCCTTTGGCTTTTGCATCCAGCGCGCGGAGTGCCGGGTACAGTTGAATTGCCCGGCTACGCGCCGCGTCTTTGTCGCTGCCGATGAGGCCAGCGGCCTTTTTCCATGCCTGCGGCGTCACAAGCGTGTAGGGGATGTGAGCCCCCTGCAGGATGCCTTCGGCGATACCTGCTGCATGCCCGAACGTGAACATGCTCGCGGTTCCCTGCCCTGGCATGGCGCCCACCTGCTCCAGATACGCATGGCTGATGCTCCACGACTGAAGCCAGGCCGCCAGCTGCGCGCCGTTAACCCTCGCCTTACTGCCGACTTTGATGGTCGGCATGTTCAGGTGCGCCACGTATTCGCCGGTTTCGTCTACAGCCACAAGCGCCCCGCTACAGCCGGGGTCAATCCCGATAATCACGCCCATGTTGGTTTCCTTGAGCCTTTACCTTAAAGGTAATACTGATACTTTTACGAATAGATTTCAAGCGATACAGATAAATAAAATTACCATTTTGGTAAACTCTTCGCGCAACAAAAAATCACCCCCTGAAGCCTGGAGGGATCTCGTCTTCTGGCTCTGGTATCGCGTTGACGTCTCGCCCGGCCCTGCCGTTAACTCTGTTTCGGCTCTGCTGCACGCTGCGCGCCAGCTTCTGCTGCCATTGGGTGTGGTGAAATGCCTTCCCCTCTGCCTGCCAGAAGTCGATGAACGATGCCAGCTCCTGTGGGGTTACCTCTTTCGTCAGCGGGATGCCCCATATCGCGGCCTGCTTCCTGAAATCGGGGTCTGGCTTCCAGTCCGGCGATATCGCGAATTTACCCATGTGACCGGATCCGCCTGGTGGCACGTAGCCATCCATCACAAAGTTTCCGGCGCCGGGGTCTGGCTCTTGCGATGTGGTTTTTCCTGGAAAGTTATCCACAGCTGAAAATTCTTCGTGCGCTATATGGGGGTTTTCCTTTCCCTGTTCCTTTCCATTCCCTTCCATTCCAGGCGGTAGCTGTACCGTATTACTACCGTACTCATACGGTATAGTGCATAAATCCTTGATTACACTCTTCTTTGCCTTGTTTATGACCTGATGCTTCAGAAAGTTATTCACAAGCCCGTAGATCTTCCCATCGGCACCCGAAAAAAGGCTGATATAACCTACGCTGGAAAGCTCCTGTAGTAGTACCGGAATGCTACCGGACTGCTCACGTATCGGGAAAACGGCAGCCTTAACCAGCTTCGGATTTGCGTTGAAATAGCCTTCATCGTCGGCGTAATTGAGAAGCCCGATAGCCAGCAGACAGGCTGCTTCTGACACCTCTGACAGATCCTCATCAGTCCAGAACTCTGGCTTAATTGTGCGGATGCGCGCCATTTGCTACCCCCATGTAAGCACGAATAAATTCAGCAGCGGCTTGCGCGTTTATGGCGTTGCCGTAGCCCTTCAGGCGACCTCGCCTGTTGCGGCTTGCCATTCTTGCCAGTGCGGGCTGCACTCGTCCCATGCGTGCGGCAGCCCCATTAACCAGCGGGAATGTGCCGGGTTCAACTGGACGCCATTTGCCATCTCGACATAAGAGCCAGTCCGCATCTCGCCAAAAACCGTTAACCTCAAGGGCCCGCAGGTGTAAGCCTGCCGCGGAAGTTGATCCAGCCTGTCCTTGCCATCCCGCTGCGCCGTCATCCCCGCAGTGTCTTTCCAGTCGCGTGACGTTGGCGTTACCCATCCCGCCAGGAGAACCGAGCCCGGTAGTTTCAAACAGACTTTCGGTGACCCGTCCGGATTCTTTCCGCTGTAGCAATGAGTCGATCCGGTTGAATCGTTCGCTACTGGAGTCTGCCAGCCTGCCAACGTCACCGCAGTCTGGATGTTCAGGCCGCCCTGTCTTCCGGTCGCTCCAGCCCCAGCCACCGAGGCCGCTGTTGGAGTTGGCCACCCAGAAAGCGCGCTCTCTGATGTGCGGCGCACCGATGCTCGCTGACGTAAACGGCGTAAGCCCAAAGGCGTAGTCCATTCCTTCCAGGTCTGATTGAACAAGGTCGAACCATGCGTTTGCGTTACCTGCTGCAACCTGTTCGCCAAAGACATGCTGAGGTTTGCACTGGCTAATGAGGTGGAAGAATGCGGGCCAAAGGTGCCGCTCGTCAGCAAACCCATCGCCTTTGCCTGCCGCGCTGAAAGGCTGGCACGGGCAGGATCCTGTCCATACTGGCTTATCGTCAGGCCATCCTGCGAGGCGCAGGGAATGGGACCAGACACCGATCCCGGCGAAAAAGTGGCACTGCGTGAATCCTCGCAGGTCGTCAGGTGTGACATCTTCAATGCTCCTTTCGTCAACTTCGCCCGGCGCGATATGTCCGGCGGCTATCAGGTTGCGCAGCCACTGTGCTGCATACGGATCAATTTCGTTGTAATACGCGGCGGGAATCATGCTGCCTCCCGTGCCTTTCGGGCGGCTTTAAGCTTCTGTGAGCGCGCCTGAGCTGCGCGTTTAGCCCGCTCATTGTTGCACTGCACGCACTCGCCGCTGATGGTGTAGCGCTCGCTGTAATGGCCGTGGATGCATTTCCGGCCGGTGTAGAAGCGAGTAAGACCTTTATCCAGTGCTTCCGCCTGGGTGATACGCTCCATTTCGTCGCCCTCTTTGTTATTTATCTTTGGTAATTTTGCCTGAGCACACGAAAAGATCAACCGTAAACGGATAAATATTACCTTTATGGTGTTTGGCGCATAAAAAAGGCCGCCATAAGGCAGCCTCTTTGCGTCTTTGGTGGGGTTTTCAGCTGTAGAAGAACTGGACCAGGTCGTTTTTACTGGTCAGCCAACCGCGCTGCTTGCACGCCTTAAAAAGCTTTTCCATCCGTGCCTTAGTCGGCGTCTTACGGCGCCCGCAGTAATGCGCAGCGATATACCCGGCTGTCGTCCCGGCATCCAGAGCGAACGCCTCCCGGCCCGCCTGGTCCAGGCTCAGCCAGTGTTTCTTGAAATCAAATTTCTGCTCGATTGCCATAAATTTTTTTCTCACAGTATCTATTTACCTCAAGATTATTACCTTTTGGGTGTAAAAATCAAACATTATTACCTTTTTGGTGCATTTACCTTTTTGGTAATATCTCTTTTAATTTAATAAGTTAACAATCCAAAAAAGAGATAATTTAATAGAAATGAAAAGTATTCATGAGATACGGCGAGAAAATTTAAAGGAAATTCTGCGGCGTTATTTCGACGGCAAGCAGATCCGCCTGGCCGAACGGCTGGAGATTCAGCAGAACCTGGTGTCCAGGTGGGAGAGCGGCGCGAAGAATATCGGCGATAAAGTCGCCCGGCGCATTGAAGAAGCCGCACGAGTCGAATCGCACTGGCTGGACGTCGATCACCAGCTCGCTAATATGCTGGAAAACCAGGAAAGCGATACTGGCCCGACGAACACCAGCGAGCTTGCCGCGAGCATTCTCAAAAAGTGGATGGACGCCGATGGGCTTTCTCAGCAGAAAGTGGCGGCTGCCTCCGGCGTCAGTCAGGCCACAATTAACCGCCTGCTGCGAAACGAGAGCAGCATCTCCGTCAATAATCTGGCAGCGATTGCAGAGTCGTTCGGGCGCCAGGCATATGAAATGATTCTGCCGCCGGAAGCGCCGGGCCTTATCAGTTACGACCACAAACTTTACGCGGCGCTGCCGCAGCAGGAAAAAGACAAGATCCGCACGTTCATTGATTTCGTGATGTCTCAGAACCAGAACGATAAGCAGGCGTAAAACGCCGCGTTAGCACAACTACACACAGCCCAAATCCTCAAGAGCCGTTCAGGCACAAAGAAAAATAGTTACCGTTTTGGTAATTTTTTCTCTCACTATCTATTGACTCTCTTTTAAAACCGGTTCAGTATTACCTTAAAGGTAAACATCGAGGCGGTGAAAGCCCTCTGATTACCCATCGCCGGACGAGTTCCGGGTTACCTACAACCAAAAGTATTACCAATTTGGTAAACATTTGAGGTACGGAAATGCAGTGGAGAATCATAAACGGTTGGCACTGTGTGACGATTTCCGGGCTCATGAGCTGGAAATTCAGAACGCTGCGCGAGGCGGTCGAGTGGGCATTCATAACCAGGGAGGCCCGCAGTGTTGAAAGAGAAATGCGCGCCTGAGGAAACGGTCGACGTGAACGGCAGACCGTACCGGGTTTACAGACAGGCAAATGGTTATGAATGGCGTTTCGTATCTGTCGATAAGCCGCGTGAAGGTTTCACGATGAACTTTGAGCAGATGGTGAAAGCCGGGTTTGAACGATTAACGGGGTACTCACAATGAACCTTCAACAGATTGGAAAGATGGAAAAAATCATCGAGCAAATGTCCGCCGATTACTGCATCTGCAAGCAGGTGGAAGCGAGGCAGGAAGAGCTGGACGCGGCGCTGAGCAATAGCGCGCTGAACAAAGTGATCCGCGAATCCTGGCAGGCTGCTGGCATGCGCAACGAGATCATCACTCATGTGCTTGAAGACGTTGAAGCCACGGAAATCATCGGCGCGCTGCTGCGCGAGCTTTCCGGCGTCGCGGCGCGCTGGGATATGGCTGACCAAATCGACGGCGCGAGGGATGCAGCGTGAAGCCGGGCATCTACCGCGACATCCCAAACGAGGCTTATCACGCCGGTGACGGCGTGAGTAAGTCGCAGCTCGACCTGGTGGCAATCAACCCGGCACTGCTGACATGGCAGAAGAATGCGCCGGTCGATACAGAAAAGCTCCAGGCGCTGGATATGGGAACCGCCCTGCACTGCCTGCTGCTGGAGCCGGAAGAGTTCAGCAAGCGTTTCATTGTGGCGCCGCAGTTCAACCGCCGTAGCAATGCCGGGAAGGAGGAAGAGGCAGCGTTCCTTAACAAGGTCGCCGGAATGGGCATGACGGTCATGAGCGCCGAAGAAGGCCGGAAATTGCAGCTGATGCGTGACAGCGCGTTTGCTCACCCGGCGGCGCGCTGGCTGCTTGAACAGGAAGGCGATTGCGAAGCGTCGCACTACTGGATCGACGAAGAGACCGGCGAGCTCTGCCGTATCCGCCCTGATAAGCGCCTGGCGCAGTTCCCCGTCATGGCCGACGTGAAAAAGGTGAGTGACATGTCACGATTTGCTCGGCACATCGACGAATTTCGCTATCACATGCAGGACGCGATGTATTGCGAGGGGGCAAAGCAGACTACCGGCGAGCCGCACAGCTTCTTTTTTATCGCCGTCAGCGAGTCGATCGACTGCGGCCGCTATCCGGTTCGCGTGTTTGAGCTGGACGCTTACGACAAAGATGAGGGCTTTCGCCTGTTCCGGCGCGACCTGAACGCTTATCACCAGTACCGCACCAGCGACGAAGTCGGCGGTATTGAAACCATTAAACGCCCGGAATGGGCTCGTAAAAAGGACATGTACGCATGAGCAACGATATCACTTTAACCGCGCAGCCTGGCGCCACTGTTGGAACTGCTGCGGCGATTTTCAGCCCGGAAGGGCTCAACCAACTGGTTCGCTTCGCTGACCTGATGGCGCAGAGCAAAGCGACAGTGCCGGCGCATCTGGCTGGTAAACCTGCTGACTGCCTGGCAGTGACAATGCAGGCGGCGCAGTGGGGCATGAACCCGTTTGCTGTGGCGCAGAAAACACACGTCGTGAACGGCACCCTGGGCTATGAGGCGCAGCTGGTAAACGCTGTTGTCTCGTCATCCAGCCTGCTGGCTACTCGTTTGAATTACCGCTGGGATGGCGACTGGTCGAAAGTAAGCGGTAAGACCGACAAATCCCCCCACCTCACTGTAACTGTGTGGGCAACTCTAAAAGGCGAAAGTGAGCCGCGCGAGCTGACTATTAGCATGGCGCAGGCTGGCGTGCGCAACTCGCCAAACTGGGAAGTAGATCCGCGTCAGCAGCTGGCCTACCTCTGCACGAAGCGCTGGGCTCGTCTGCATGCGCCCGATGTGTTGCTCGGCGTCTACACCCCTGACGAGCTGGAAGAGCGCCCGCGCGTTGAGCGCGATATCACGCCGCCAGCGGCAGATGCCCGCAGCGTGAACAGCCTGATCCTCAAGAATACATCGCAAAACGACGCACCTGCTGCGCAGCACCGCCCGCGCAATGAGCGTACCCCTGACGAGCTGCTGGCTGGATTCACAGAATACGCCGGTAACGCGAGTGACTTAGCCGATCTTGATTCCACCTATGCAGCTGTTGCAAAGCGCCTGGCGAGCCATCAGGAGCACCTCGATAAAGCCACCGACGTTTATTCCGTGCGCCGCGAAGAAATGACCGCAGCGCAGTAATTGAAATCAAACGCGGCGCCCGGCGCGCCGCCACCTGCTAAGAGAGAAAAAAATGAAACGAGCATACGGAAAGAAAGAGCTGTTAGAGGTTGTCCCGCTGTCGATCAGCACTATCGATGCGCTGGAGAAAAAAGGCGAGTTCCCGAAGCGCTGGTACATCACCGACAAACGCTGCGCCTGGGATGCTGACGAGATCAGCGAATGGCTCGAAGAGCGTAAGGCCAAAAGCCCGTCGGTGTTTGGGGGAAAAAAGCCTCCGGTTGAGCAGCGAGTTTTCCGCCCGGTGAGTAGCGCTGCATGACAGCCATCACCCGGCACTGGCAAAAATGGTCAGGTCTGTACTGGTACCTGGCCGGTATCGCCGCATGGATGTACCTCATCGCGGCAATTTTCACTCAGGATGGATGGCTCAAATGAAATCGAAAACTCGGCTTGAGCGTTATCACGAAAATTACGTTACCCGCCGCCTGGGCCCGCAGGTGGCAACCTCTCCAGCCGCGCAGGCCATTGAGCAGAGAGCGCTGGAGCTGGAGGCTAAAGGCCTGTTCCGTGTTGCAGCGGGGCTCTGGCTGAAATGCCTGGATGCCGCCGTAGGCGACGTTGAGCGCCAGCGGATCGCCATGCGCCGCGAGCGCTGCATTACGCGCGGCTGCGCGCGCCGGGAGCACTACTGCGGCGTTAATGCGGGCCAGATAACAGATATGTGGGGGCTGCTATGACCAATTCGCACGATGATATTCAGGTCGGTAGCGTCCTGATGATGTATTCACCGGTTCGCCGCGGTTGGATTACTCCCGACGGCAGCGTAATCACCAACCCGTTAAAAGCGCAGCGGATCGCCGAAGCGCTTCACAACCAGATTAAAAAGGCGGCAGCATGATCGGTAAATACACCCTGATTTATGCAGATCCGCCTTGGGCATACCGCGACAAAGCGGCCGACGGCGACCGCGGCGCCGGGTTCAAATATCCGGTAATGGGCGTGCAGGATATCTGCCGCCTCCCGGTCTGGGAGTTGGCCGCCGAAGACTGCCTGCTCGCTATGTGGTGGGTGCCGACGCAGCCGGTTGAGGCATTGAAAGTTGTCGATGCGTGGGGCTTTCGACTGATGACCATGAAGGGATTCACATGGAACAAATGCGGCAGCCGGCAGGCCGACAAGCTCGTAATGGGAATGGGTCATATGACGCGCGCCAACAGCGAAGACTGCCTGTTTGCCGTGCGCGGCAAGTTACCTGAGCGCATGAATGCCGGGATCATACAGTCATTCACGGCGCCGCGCCTGGCGCACTCGCAGAAACCGGACTGCGTGCGAGAAAAACTGGTGCAGCTGCTGGGCGATGTGCCGCGCATTGAGCTGTTCGCTCGCCAGTCTTCGCACGGTTTTGACGTGTGGGGTAATCAGTGCGAAGGCCCGGCGGTTCAGTTGCTGCCGGGCTGCGCAATCCCGGTCGTTAAATCGGTGGCAGCATGACACGCGCTGATTGTGATCGCTATGAGCGAGAAAGCGTAATTCGCGCGCTGGGTGACTCCCGGCGCTGCCCTGGCGAGGACGCAGCGCAGCGTTTAATTCGTGGCATCGAGCGCCGCCGCGCGGTAGCAGATAAGGCAAAACAGAAGGAAAAAGCATGAGCCAGAAGCACCACATCCAGCAGATGCAACAGCGTATTGACCCGGCAGTTTTGAAGAAAGCTTCTGATGAGTATTCCGACCTGCTCATCACCATGTGCCTGTGCATGAAACTGGCGGGCCCGACGCGCGCCAATGTCACAGCATGCGCCAGGGCACTTAAACCCCGCCTTACAACGTGGCACAGCCAGAAGGAGCTGGACGCAATTATCAAAGCGTGGGACCCGGTAGGATACTTCCTGGGGTTGCGTCGTGAAGCAAACGAGGCTGCGGCCAGCTATGGGGAACCGGCGGACACATTCATCTGAAAAATTGACAGGCTTAACTCATCACTTTACTGTATATACATACAGTTATTATTTTGGTGATGGCCATGAGCAAGGATTCCGATTACCTGGTGATTTACCGTGGAGAAGAGCATCAAAGGATAACGCCGGGCCGATGGGTGCTGATTCAGCGGGCGCGGGAGTACGGCGGAGGTTGGTGGCTTGGCCGGGCATATGATGATGTTTTTATGCTTGAGTTTGAGCGCCCAAGCTCAATGTCTGACGGGATCTCCTACATCCTTTCCCACGGCAGGATGCAAAACGCCACTCTCTGGGATGACGATTTTCAGCTCACGCCATGATTTATCTTTTCCGAAACAGTGATCTGCACAGGGAAGTTTCTGCAACCGGAGAGTATTATCGGCAGGTCATTGGACCTAAAAGGATAGCTCTATGCAAAGTGAAGGCAAGGATATCATGGATGAAGTAAACGGCTTGACTAAAAAGCTGCTGGAAGAGGTTATCAACGGAGATCCGCGGAAAACGGGCATAAATCCCGATAAAGCCAGAGAAAATCTCCAAAAGCTTGAAAAGATGATTAAAAAGAAAAAATGAAAATAAACCCGCTTCGGCGGGTTATTTTTCTTCCATCCACTTTTCAAAGCGCGCCGGGGAGAACGGCGCCAGATCGTAATGCGCACCTGCTTTCCAACTGTCCAGCATATCCGCCCACTGTTGAAGCATATACTCTCGCTGGCGCGCATACTCCGCCTTGTTGTAAACCGCCCTCACCCCGCGCTGCTCATGAGCCAGCGCCTTTTCTATCCAGTCGGATGGGTATCCGGCTTCGTGCAGTAGCGTGCTTCCTGTGCGGCGCAAATCGTGCACTGTGAAATGAGAAATATCTTCGCCTGCTTCCTTAGCCCGGTTAACGATATTTGGAAGCATGACGTTTAGCGCAGATGGCGACAGTGTCCGGTCAAGGCTGTAGCGTCCAGGCAAAAGCAACTCACTCCCGCAGCTGTGCAACTTCATCTCCTCTATAAGAGATAGAGCCTGGCTTGAAAGATAAATCACGTGCGGGCGTGCGCTTTTCATTCTGGCCGCCGGGATTGTCCATGTCCTGGCTTTCACATTAACCTCATCCCATCTCGCAAGAAGAGCCTCGCTTTTTCGTACCAGAGTCAGAGCTACAAGACGAATAGCCAGCTTCATGGTTGCCATCGCGGTTGCTCTGTCAAGTTCGCGCAGAAATATTCCCATTTCTTGAGGCGATAAGCTGCGCTCGCGCGGCCTGAATGTCGCCAGCGATTTTGACTTTATGTCCTGGGCAGGGTTAATAAATCCATGCCCGCGATCATTGGCAAATCGATATACACTATTAACAAGTTCCAGGGCCTGAATAGCGGTAGCATTTCCGCCGCGCGCAAGAATCCGGTCGCACATTGACCTGATCATTGATGGCGTTATTTCGGCCATAATTTTGCGGCCAATAACCGGAACGATATCGCGATTGATAATAGCCATTTTCATCGCCCTGGTACTGTCGGCCAGTGTCACGTGATGCATATATTTCCCGATGAAAGAGGAAAAGGTTTCAGCATCTTTTACCAGTCGCTTACTGTCTCGTTTTTGAGAGGCTGGCGATATTCCGGCACTAACCATTTTTTTAGCAGCTATAAGTTCATCGCGCGCCTGTGCGAGTGATATACCGTCTGCACCATATTTACCGATAGTGAGGGTTTCACGGCGTCCGTTGATTCGGTAATCGTACCGGAAGGAGATAACGCCGGTTTTTGTGACGGCAACGTAGAGGCCGTCGCGATCGGCAACTTTGTAAAGCGCGTCGCGAGGCTTAAGGTTTTTGAGTTTGGTATCTGTGAGCAC